CTATTCATCCCCTTTGCCTGCTGGTGATTTGCGCTTCCGCTTAGACTGTTGTGCCAATTTTGCGCTGGATTGTCCAGCGAATACGTCCGCCGCGCGGGCCTGCGCCTCGGTCGGGTGCTCATAGGTAGAGGCCACCAGGGCCACGGATTTCCAGCCCCCTGCCTCTGCGATTGCGCTGGACTGCCAGCCCGCGTCGTGCAGCGTCGTGGCGAAGCTGTGGCGCCCCGGTTGGTGTGTCCCTAGATACTCGACCCCCGCCTTGGCTGCAGCCCTCCTGAGCGTCTTGTAGACGCTGTAGTGGGTCGAATAGCCAAAGACCCGTCCGTGCCGCGGTTCTAGCGCGTGGACCAATTCGGCCAGCGCCTCGGTCATCACCACGCGCGCCGCATCTCCGTTCTTGGTCTTCGGGATATGAACCACCCTCCCGACGATCCATTCCGGCTCAATGCCGACAGCCTCGCCCACACGCCGTCCGGTCTGGTGCAGGAACAGCATCAGCACGTAAAGGCGATGGGGCAGGTGGGGCCTCATGGCCTCCAGGTAATCCGCCTTGACTGCTTTCCGCTTGGGCTTCTCGACGTCAAAGCGGCTAACCCGGATCGGCGCGCACCAGCCTTGCTCGTGGCAGAAATTGATGACTGCCTGCGCGGGCGTAATAGCCTGGCGGTTGCGCGTCGCGGGCTTAGCCTTGGGGTAAAGCTTCACTGCCATGTCTCGGATCGTCGTGCTGTTGATGTCCTTGAGGCGCATGCCATCCAACATCTGAGCGATGGGCATCAGGTAGCGGCGCTCGCCACCGTGGTTCACATAGGCCAAGGCCCCGGCGCCGAAGGTCATCACCGCCTCGGGTCCGTAGTGGTGGACCTTCCACAGCGTAGCCTCTAGTGCCGAACGCTGCGCTTCGGCCTGCACAGGATCGCGAGTTTTTGCAGATTTTCGGACCCGCTTGCCATCAGGTGCGGTGCCGTGGATATAGGCCCAGCCTTCCCGCCAGACGAGTTCGAGGCGCATTCGTGCATTTCCTTCCGTAGCACGGCGATGTGTTCGGGATAGAACACTTTCTTCCGGCCGCGCAATTCGTAGTGCCGCAGCGACTGTATTGCCGCTGAGAGGGTTCGCCGGGAGATGCCAAGCCGATTGGCAGCCTGGTTCAGGTCAAGCGGCGGTTCTGGGTATCCCATCATCCCTCCTGTGCGATCTTGGCGCGATGGCGCTTGCACGATGACCGATACTTTTCTTGGCCGATTGCTGCGAACCAACACCCATCAAAGTCATCGACGGTGCATTTCTCATCTTGGTAGAGAAATGCACCGCACTCTTGGCACCAGCTTACGTTGTCGTCAGCCTCAAGAGAAACGAGCATTCGTGCATAGTCAGCCGCTGGAATGTAGGGCACGGTCATCCCTCCTGTGCGATCTTGGCGAGGGCGGCGCGGGCGCGGCGGAAATGGCCATGCGTCAGGTATATCCAGCCGACACCCTGATGATCGGGAAACGGCGCGCCCTTGTGATCGCAATCCATCCGCCCCTCATCGGTGTGCATGTAGCGCGCGAAGGGCTCCAGCGCCTCCACCAGTTCCCGCACCACGTCGTCGTGGTGGTACACATCCTCGCTGCCGTTATCCACGAACGCGATGTTCGGATAAGCCGCAGACACGTCATCGACCCAGATCTTCCGCGGCACGCTCATGCCTCTCCCTCCATGGGGGCAGCACGGCGAAGGGCGCGGATGCGGTGACGGGGCACGGCGTTGGAATAGCCGTGGACACTCTCCAAATTGCCCGCCGCCTCGATCGCAGCATTCCATTCCGCATCCAGCCGGGCAGTCAGCGCGGCGGATAGGTAGGCGGGGGGTGTGAGGGCGGCGATGTTCTCGTAGGCTGCGCTGGTACCCTCGTCAAATCGGTCAGGCGGCAGAACGTTCTCGGCGTCAGGCATGTCCTGGCGCAACGTCTGCGCCGTCACTGCCGCCGCAGCATCCCGCCCCGCCTTCCAGGCCAGCGCCGCCTGTGCGCAGAATTGGGTAATCTCGGCTTCAGCACGCTCTGCGCGGCTTTCCCAATGCTTCATGTAGTCCATGACCGACGGATTTCGTATAGCCACCTCAATTATTCCCGCCGTGGTCAGCGTGTGCAGTTCCCGCTCAGCCGCTTCCGCCCGCTGGATCTCAGCGTCACGTTCGGCGACGAGGGCGCGGATCATGCGCGATGCTTGGGGCATGATGTCCGTAGCTGCGTCCATGTGATCTTGCGTGATGACAGGGGTATTTAGCATCAGCCGCTCGATCAGCCGTTTAACTTCCCCGGTGGTGCTTGCGTCGGTCACTGGCGTTCCTCCTTTATCGTGGTTCCAATGACGATGCCAAACCGTGCCGCCTGAATTCGGACAACCTCGGCCATCGTTTTTGGGTTGGGCTTGGGTAAATACGGATATGGCGTCACTGGCGTTCCTCCGTGGGGGTGGACAGGGCGGCGCGGAGGTCGCTGCACGCGCGCTCTGCGAGTTCACGCTGATCAGCATCCCAATTCCAATCCTTGCAGCGTAGTGCAGCACGCAACCAAGAATTTGCGTGCGCCGCCGCCTCCCGCCGCGCATCAGACGGGGCGGGGGCAGCCTGCGACGCGGGGCGGACCAGCTCACCCCTGATAATGGCATTGAGGATTGTCGCGACCGCGTGGTGCCCGTCGCTTGGCTCATACGGGCATGACCAATCTTCTGCGGACCATTTTTCCTCAGACCTGATGGCCTCCATCGCCCAGCCCAGGTCGCTCAGCTTATCCGTGGTGGTCATGTGCGTTCTCCGAACAGCGCCTGCATCCTGGCGCGAAAAGCCGCGATCTCCGCAGCGCCGATGATGGTGATCGTCCCGATGCGCAGGACAGGGGGCGTGGGGGTCATGGCTCTAGCCTTCCCATGTGCAGCAGGGCCTTTGCGGCGAGCCTGCGGTGGGTTTCCAGAAGGGCGCGCAGGATGTCTTCCATCCCGCATTGCCCGGCGGTCATCATGTCTCTGCGGTCCAGCGCGTCATGGCAGGCATGGCACGCATAGACGGCGGCGTAATCGGCTGGCTTCTGTCCCATGCCCGCGGTGCCAAAGAGGCGCAGGTGAGCCAGGACGGTCGTGGCTGGGTCGCCGTTGCAGCAGGGCAGTCGCAGCGTGCAGGCCTCGCCCCGTGCGCTCTGGCGGATCGCGTGGCACTCGCCCGGCTTGGCCTTGCGCTTGCCATCGCGGGTCTGCGGCTGGTGCTTCAAGCCAAGCGGTGGTTTCCCGCTGAGGTTGCCAAACCGCGCGCTCATCACGGCCTCCCCAGGTGGTACTGGTGGCAGAAGCTGCACCGATAGACGACGCGCGCTTCACGGGTCCGCCGCTTCGCCAGCACGTCATGGGCAAGCTTCGGGCTGTCGAATGCCTCCTTGCCGAGACATGCCGCGGCTTCCGGGTTGGGCACCTCTACGCAGGGCGAGTGGCGGGGTTGAGCGGTCATACTGTGCACTCCCCACCATCGGCTTGGCAGAGGGCGTTTTCGTCGTTGAAGATCCAGTCGCCCTGCTTAGCTACGTAATCAATCATTGAGCCCCACGGCTGGTTAAGGCGGAACTCTCCGCCGAACCTGGCCTCTTGCTCAGCCCACCAAGCAGCGCGCTTTGGATAGTCACGGGCAAGAGCTGCGCGGTTCGCCTCGGATTTTTTGAAGCAGCCGTCGCAGTTGCCCAAAGGCGTTTTGCCCTTGATGTTAGATAACCGAAGGTCGAACGGCTGTTTTCGCCAGAATAACGCCACATCGTGTTTGCTTACTTTGGCGATGTTTAGAGGGTACCAAACGCGATACCGTTCGCGAGGCTGGACTTTCAGCAAGCGACCCTTTTCATCAGAGCGGATGCCGAGTGCCGTATGCCAGTTCTTCCAGCCGAGACGATCGGCGCAGAAGCGCTTGGCGGTTCTCGTCTTTAGCTCATGAGAGCAAAAGTCAGCTTCCATATTCGGGACGAAGCCAAAGTACCTCATGACGTCGATGAACGGCTCTCCGTCCATGCTCGCATTACTCAGGGCGACTTCCTCAAAGCCATGCGTGAGCTCGTTGCCATTAGTCTTGGCGCGGTATTCTAAAGCCCAAATCTTCACGCCCCATCGCTGAGAGCAGTCCTCTACGAAATCGATCGTCTCCGGCATCTCCCGCCCGGTATTCGTGAAGATGACTTGACACCTATCCGGCAGGCCGCCGTTGGCATCCATGATCTGATGCAGCATGAACGCGCTGGTGCGGCCGCCGCTGAACGCGATTTGCACGTTCCCATCTGGCAAAATGTAAGGGTTCATGCCGCATTCTCCCTTGCCCAAGGATCGAAACCCATCTTTTCGGTGAACCGCATCTGCGCCATGCGGAAGTACAGCGCGAACTCAGCCTCACTCATCTTGGCGAAGGCGGTCGATTGCACACGCATCTCGTCGCGTCCCGTCAGCGGGTTGGCGTACCAGTCCACGTATCCGCACAGGCGCTTGAGATCCTGGTGCAGGTGGTCGGGCGTGGGCCATGCGTCGGTCGCCTTGATCGCCGTCTGTAAGCCAGCCCAGTACGCGCTGTTGCGGGGCACTGTGCGGCCCTTGCGCGGCGTGGCGGTCAACACCTGTCCCATCGGCAGTCCGGCCAGCATGGCGTCGCTGTGCAGGGCGTAGGGCATGATGCCCGCCGGGGTGATCTGCAGCAGCAGGTCGGGGGCTTTATCGGTCACCGCCGTTCCTCCCACGCCTGCCGGATCATCGACGCGACATGATCCACCGCCTCGTCCGGTGCCTGAGGTCCCACCAGCGTCATCGCTGCTGCTGTGCGGCCCACGTCGCCATCCCATCCGCGATCGACCTGCGCTTGATAGGCGGCGCAGAGTTGGTCGACCGTGTAGAACGGAGGGGTGTCAGGCTGGACGGGGGTCATGCCTGCACCGAACGGTAAGCGCGCAGGATGGCGAGGAGCCACGCGCGGGCGGGGGTGGGAAGCGCCTCCCGCTCATCATTCTCGATAGCGCGCCGTTTTTCGGAAGCGCACCGAAGCCTGCACGACCAATCGTTCTCGTTACGGCAGAGCGTTCCTCCTTGCCACAAGGCATCCATTCGCCACCCCGGCAGCAGCGCCTCATGCAGCGCAAGGGCGGCGTCTAGGGAGCCGCCGTACGCGCGCCACGCTGCATTGCTTTGGTACAGTCCGAAGGCATTCCGAGAAAATTGCTCAAAAGCTTTTAGGCCGGTGACGCCCTTGCTGATTTCGCCCGCCTCCACCGCCTCGATCAGATGATCCAGCGCGGTCATGCTGCCACCTGCGGCTTGTTCCGCGCCTTCGCAGCCTTGGCCGCGTCGATCACGCGCTGGTCGGCTTTCAGCGGCGCCGGCAGGTCCCTCCAGATGGCGTTAGCGGCGTCTATCGTGTCCGCCTTATCGAAGCAGCCGACGGCCTCTTTCACGGCATCGCCGTGATGCGCCTCCATGTCGTTGCCGTTTTCCTTCCGGTTGTCGCGGCTGTCAGGATCGGCCTCGCCATCATCGATCGCGAACAGACCCTGTAGGGCATACTTGCGGGCGTAGCTGGATGCGCTGCCGGTGATCTGACTTGCGTCCATGCCTTTCTTGGTCAGGGAGTGCATCGCGGCAGCCTCGGCCACGATCTTCTCGCCACCGAATGTCAGGACCGCCGATGCGACGACAAAGATCTGCCCGCCGATTTCCTCCAGCCGGTCGGTCAGCATCAAGGATGCGCCAGTGATATTTGCGGCGCGAAAAGCGGTGATGATGTCCTCGGCCTTGCGGTACTTGTAGCCGCCGAAGTCGTTGTTGCGGCCTTTCGGGACGGCGATCTTAGCTTGCGCGTCGGCAAGCGCGTCATAGACGGTTTCCATCAGTTATCCTCCTGAGCCAGCACCGCCTGATACGTGCGGATGTCGCGGGCGAAATTGTGGATGGTCTGCAGCGATGCGGCCGACGTGTCGCAGGGGCCGAACGGGTCGCTGAGGTTCATGAACGCCACCGGTGCCGCGCGATCCATCGCCTCGCGGGCGACCTGGGCGCGGATGCGGGCGCAGGACATCTGGCCGATGCTGAACGGGTCGATCAGGACGGCGCGGTAGTTCGTGATTTCGGCGTGTTTCATAGCGTGTCCTCCAGGTTACTTGCGCCAGCCGGTGCCGCCGCAGTGTGAGCAGTCGCAAACGGCCATCGTCTCGGTGAAGCCGGCGTCGTATTGGATGAAGCCCAAGCCCTCGCAGTGATGGCAGGGCAGGGTGCCGGTGATCGCGGTGTGGCGGGGCTGGCCGTTGATCCGGCCGCTGGTGGCCTGATCCGCAAGCCGCACGGCCTCGATGTCCGCGAACCAAGCGTTCCACGCATCCCGGTCGATGGGTGCCGCTTCCGTCTGCTTGGTGGTGGGGTTGTAGCGGTAGTTGTGGAAGGTCATTCCCCCGCCTCCCGCCGTTCCGCATGACGGGCGTAGCCGGGCACGTAGGCTTCAGCGTGAGCGATGTTGCCGAGCGCGTTGGCCTCGGCCACGTCGTAGATGCGGCTGTGAACGCCTGCACGGATGCGTTCCATCGTGGCGGACGTCTCACAGCAGCCATCACCAGCAGCGACGATCTCGCCCGCCTGGATGCGCTCGACCAGATAGGCCACCTCGGATTGCGTCAGGTCGCAGTAGCGGTTGTTGCGGATCGATGCGATGAATTGGGATGCGTTGGGGGTGCTCATTCCAGCACCTCACGCAGATGAATGAACTCGTAGGCGTCGTTTCCCGAAGCAATGCCCGCTGCGATCTGGACGTCATCCCACATTCCAACGTGGATATTTCCGTTCTGGACAGCCCAGAACTCGCGCGGTTCGCGATATTCTTTGATGACGCGGAAGGCGATGATTAGCTTCGAGTTAAGCCAGTTCAGATCGACCGCAGGCTGCGTGCGGTATGCAGGTTTACCCTCAAGGCCGTGATAAACCACTTCCACCACAGTCTGAGCGTGCACGGGGCATCGCTCGCCATTGTGTCCGTGCCACTTACCGTCGTTGTAGTCGGTCATTTTTCGTCTCCGTCTTTCGAGGGGCGCGGGGCCAGCTTGAAGCGCTTCGCTTCGATCGCAGCTCGCTCGGCCAGGATCTGATCCAGCAGCGCGTCCTGCTTGGGGTTGGGGGCGTGGTTCGGGCCGAGCATCATCGGGCAAGCTCATTGATGCAGGCAGCCACCTCAGCGCCGCGGTAGGCGTCACAGGCAGCTGGGCGGGTGTTGTCCATCCATGCCGAAACCCACGGTGCCATCAGGGCCAAGCCAATCACGGCAGCGGCCATGGACAGGATGATAACGGCGGCGAGAACGCGCATAGCGCCAATGGGCTCGTCGTCCATTGCGTCTGCGGAAATGTGGCGATCGTACTGTCGGGGCATGTTCTATCCTCCGTGCGATGACTTGGCGTCCCGGTCCCGCGTAGCGGCAGGACCGGTGGGCAAAGGCGTCACTGGGTAGGGGTGAAGGCGCCGGACGCTTTGCAACGCTTGCAGTCGCGGTAGGTCGTGCCGGTTTCATGGTTCCAGCTTTGGAACACCTGCCCCTCGCCTAAGCAGGCAGGGCATTTCCCGTTCTCAGCGCCCCAGTTCTCACGAAAGGCGTGAAGTTCTGGACGCGTCATCACCAGCTTCATCTCGGTGGACTTGTCGCGTTTTGCGAAGTTCTTCCGACCCTTGCGGGGGCCAGACTTGAACGTCTCGTTCACCACCGCGCCAGTGAACTGGATCGCCTCATTCGGGGTGTCCATGTTGATGGTTTCCCAGATGTAGACTTCCCATCCTTCCGGGACGCTGTACTTCGAAGACAGCGCAAGGACGTCCATCTTGAACACGTCCATCACTTGCCTCCGATCTGGTCGCAGACATGCGCGGGCGGGGTGATCTCGGACCAATCGCTCTTGTCCAGGTCGATGATCCGGCTGTCGGTGACGATGATCCACGGGGCGCGGCCTAGGGTGGGCAGAGCGGCGCGGGTGAACGGGTTGCTGGTGCGGATGGAGGCGATCACAGCGCACCGCCACAGGCTTGCACGCGGGCTTCCAGGGCGATGATCTTGCCCTTCGCTGCGCCGATGTCGCCAGCCTTGTTGCCGCCAGTCAGCGACGAGGTGGGGACGCCGATCAGGAACACGCCGATCGCGTCTCCGGTGGCAGCGTTGCGCTGAGCCTGGGACAGCGCTTCGAGGTTCTGGCGCTCGGTGCGCAGGTCAGCAGCAGCGGCGCGGCAGTCGTAGCTGGAGAAGGCCGAGCCCATCGAAACGGGCGCAATGGCGTCAGGGCGCGGTGCACAGGCGGCGATCAGGGGCAGAGCGATGATGGCGAGGGTCAGTTTCATGGGGCGTCTCTCTCGGTGATCCGCCGCCGGGATGGCTGCGGTATGAGATGACTTTCGCAAATCGAAAGCGCCCCGTCAACACTTATCTTTCGAAAAACGAAACTTCCTGCACGTTAGGAAGAAAGCGGTTGCTTACTACGGCCCTGATAGGTTTCGATTGGAGCATGGTCCGAATCAAGAACACTCCCGAACAGAAAATGGCGACCCTTCTGGCCGCCATGTCTCCGCGTGATCTGCGCCTGTTCGAGGTGCTACTGTCTGAAGCGGTCAGCGACCCTGAAACATCGTGCTCAGGAACGCCTCTACAGCGCGCTTTTGATCGCTTTGCAGCTTTGAGAGATGGTTCATAATGCGCACTTCCGGCGCATCCCTGGGATCGTCTGGCAGGTAGTACCCCAGAAAACGCCGCAGGCCATCAGCTTCATCAGCTGACAGCTTGCGGCTGCCGTTCATCACCTTCGACATCTTGGATTCGCTCAAGCCGATGGCGTCGCCCGCCGCTGCCTGGGTTAAACCGCGCTGTTCGAGTTGTTCTTTAAGCCATTCCATACGCATAGGCCCATTATTTTCGAATTACGAAAGAGATGGTATTGCGAAGATCGAAAGGCAAGGCTTGACTATCTACTTTCGATTTGCGAAAGTCAGGCATGCAACACCTAGGGGTGAACATGACCATCGCCAACAAAATCATCGACAAGTGCGGCGGGATCTCAAGGGTCGCGGAGCTAACTGGATGCTCCGAAAGCTGGGTCTACCGCTGGACGGTCGGCCAGGAGAAGGGCGGCACTGGAGGCCGCATCCCGCAGAAAGCGCAACAGGCTTTGATCGAAGCGGCCCAACAGGGCAAATGCAATATCGAGCCATCTGATTTCTTCGAGGGCGCAGCATGAACGCGCTCGCCCCCGTAAACTCCGCCCGCCTCCCGCAAACCTACGAAGCAGCCCGTGCCGCGTTGGCGCAGTGCAGCGCAGTCGATGAATGCAATGACTGGGCTGACAAGGCGGCTGCATTGGCAAGCTATGCGCGCCAATCCCAAGACGACCAGCTTGAGCGCATGGCGCAGCGCATCCGTGCAAGGGCCATTCGTCGCGCGGGTGAGCTGCTGAAGCAGATTGAGCCAGCTCCTACTGGCCCAAAGCCAGAATTAAAGGCGGGCGACCGCCTTCAATTGGGTCGCGCAGATGCAGCTCGTGAAGCCGGCATGTCTCCGCATCAGGCAAAGCAGGCCGTTCGCGTTGCTAACGTTTCTGAGGATGATTTTGAGGAGCAGGTCGAAAGCCCTAATCCTCCGACCCTTTCGCAGCTCGCCAGCCAAGGCACGCAAAAGCGCCAGCCTGAACCGCCCCGACCGATCATCGACTTAAAGGGCCGCGACCCGCGCGAGTTCAACCGCGCACTGCATTTCATTGGCGCGTTCGAAGATTACGCCCGCGCCTTGGTGAAAGAGAACATCGAAGCCGTGACCGCGATCCTGACCCCAGAGGAGCGTCTGCGTCTGCGCGGCTGCATCAACAAAATCGACGCGGTTCATGACCGCATCATGACGAGGATCTGACCATGCGTAGCAAGACAGACGTTACCTCCGAAATTCGCCGCCTTGTTCAAGAGCGCGTCGGCGCAGGAATTGCGATCCGGGTTGACTGGTTCACCCAAGAAATCCTGACGATGAAGTCTGAGATAGACGGCGAAGATGCCGATTTCTACGTGGCCTGCGCAGTCGATTTCATCAAAGAAACCGTGTCGCGGACTGTGGGTGCATATGCCCCCAAAGCCGCTGCGGCGACTGACCGTCAGATCATCATGGACGGCTTCGATCACATGCAGAAAGCCTACACGGTCATGCGCCAGGGCGAACAGGTTCTCGTTCCCATCCAAAGCCTGACCGACGAGGAGATCGAAGCCCGCGCCGCTGAATACGAAGCCATGGCAAAGGCTTGTATCGCGCACGCAAAAGAGCTTCGCGCTTACGGCCGGATGCGGGCCGCGGCCTGATGACATGCCAGCCCCTGAAAATAGACCGTCTGCAGCTGATGGCGTTCAGCGGCGTGGATGTCATCACCCCGGTTGCGGCGGCATCGGATGCTTCGGCTTCGTTGCCCCGCACGGGCACCCGCGTACAAAGCCCCTGCGCGCCTGTCGCGATCATCGGGAATGGGCAGAGCAACGCTGGCGTGATGCCTATCATCGCACGACGGGCGAAGGGCATGCGCTTCCGCAGCAACGAGAGCCGCAAGCGCTTCCTGGCGGTTCACAAGTCGCTGGCGACCTACTTGGCGGGGCGTGACCATGCGTAGAGCCGCCAAGGTCGATCGCAACCAAGCCGAGATCGTCGGTGCCCTGCGCGCCGTCGGTGCCAGCGTCCAGCCGCTTCATGCAGTGGGGCAGGGATGCCCTGACCTGCTGGTCGGGTTCCGCGGCCGGTGCTTTGCCATCGAGGTGAAGGACGGCCTGCTGCCCCCGTCGGCGCGCAAGCTGACCCCGGCGCAAGTCGAGTGGCACGGCGCATGGCGCGGACATGTCGTGGTTGTCACCAGCGCCGAGGAGGCCACCGCTGCCATCGGAGTGCCAAGCTACACCGACCTGCATCGCCAGATCATCGGAGAGGTCGAATGAGCGTCCGCATCATGGCTGCAGTTTTCGAGAGCAGCACGCTCAAGGCTGGCGAGCGTCTTGTTATGTTGGCGCTGGCCGACCACGCCGACGACCAGGGCCGCTGCTACCCTTCGACGCCCCGCTTGGCGCAGAGAACTGGCATGTCGGAGCGCGCAGTGCAGGGCCACATCAAGGCACTTCGGGCAGAGGGCTACCTGCAGATCGAAGACAACGCCGGGCCAGGCGGGACGAACCTGTTCTTCGTTCGTCCAACCCCAGTAACCCCCGCAGATTCTGCGCCCCCGCAAAAGCTGCGCCCCCGCAAAAGCTGCGCCACCCCCCCGCAGAAAACGTCATTTACCCCCGCAGAATCTGCGGACGAACCATCAAGAACCACCATTGAACCATCAATACCAGAAGCTAACGCTTCTGGGCGCTGCGCGCCGTCTGAAGCTGAGAATGCTGAATTCTGGGCAAATGCTCGGGAATACCTCAAGCGCAAGCGGGTGAGTGAAAAGCCTGCTGGCTCGTTCATCGGGAAAATGATCCGTGAGCATGGCTTCAACAGGACACGCGAAGCCTTCAGGCGATCGCAGCGCGAGGGCGTAGCGGAGCCGATCCCCTGGATTACCGCCACGCTCAAGACCCCTGTCCATCAACCCGCCATCACCGCCGAAACCCTGCGCCTCGTCACAGCCCAAATGGAAGCCGACGACGCGTTTGAACAGAGAAGGGCCGCACGATGAATCTCCACGCCGCCGACCTCACCAGCAAACTGAGCGAATACCTTGCCCGCCGCGTCCCGCCCAAAGGCATCGCTGGCGACGAGAACCTCAAGGCTGCCCAGATGACCGAATACCTGCGCATCCTGCGTCGGTTTGCCCCCGAGGGCGAGAAGCTGGCAGCCTGGTGGCGCGAGTTCTCCGACAAGCTGTCCGACGAGGCCGAGACGTGGGCTTGGCCCAGCCCGAAGGACTTGGCCCGTGCTGCGAAGGCCGCCGGTTCCAAGGTTGGCGGAAACGGCGACAGCTGGAAGGCCGACAGCGTCGAGATCAACCTGAAGCGCCTGAATGACGGGCTGCCCATCAGCGAGAATTGGCTTTGGGGCCGCAGCGCTATCATGCTGGAGAAGGCCGGTGCCAGCCGTCACGTCCTGCGTGAACGCCGCCTGCAGTTGGCACAGCAGATGGCTGAGACATACCCCGCCGATCAGGTCCGCGCCCGTCTGATCGAGCTGCGCGAAGCCCACGAAGCCGCCCGCGCTGATGTGGACAGCCGGGCCATCATCAAGCGCGAGGTCGGCATCCCCGACAAGCGCGCCTTCGACGTGTCTGAGCTGGAGGCGCTGGTAGCATGACCCGCCACCCCCTCAGGGCATTCTTCCGCCGCGGCCAGCCTGTTCCACTGACGGGCGCAGACTTCGCCTATCGCCACCGCTGCGCAATGCGGGACCGCATCGACACCATCGCTGCGCTGCATCGCGACGGCCTGATCCACCAGACCCAGGGCCAGCGAGAAACGATCTGGGAGCTGACTGAGGCCGGTATCGCCTACGCCCGTTCTGTTCTGTGCATCCCGGAGGCACGGGCATGAAGCGCCGCATGACAAACAACCCTTTCGGCAAGCGCAAGATGCCCGCCGCTGCCGTACCGCCGGCCCCGTTCGACATCCCTGCGGCAGACCGTGACGAGACAGCCCCAACCGGCCGCATCATCCGCCGCGCTACACCCAAGCGCCCCTTCACCGCACAGGACACCATCGACGTGATCCGCCGCATGACCCTGGAGGCCCGCAAGTGAACGCTTTCCTATCGCCCGAACGCCACCCGGCCCGCAACGTCGGCAATGACCCTTACCACCCCTACGGCGCCCGGAACATCGTCACCGAGAACCGCGACGACGTGATGGCAATGCTGGCATCGCTAGCACGCGCTTCGCAGCAATACGCCGAGGGCAAGGTGTTCCTCGCCAAGTCGCCGCTGCGGTCCAAGCCGTGGATTGCCGGGGCGATGAAAACCCTGGGCCTGATCGATGAACGTCCGTCGCCGAATGGTGCCTGCGCCGTGGTCCTGACGCCTCGCGGCCGGGAACAGGTCAGCATCGCCAAAGCCAATGGCTGGATCGGAGAAGCAGCATGAGCCGCGCGAACTGCATGCCCGTGCACATTAGGGGTAAGGATTATCCGTCAGTAAATGAAGCCGCTGCCGCCTTGGGTATCAAGCCGGCATCCCTTTCGAGCTACCTCAGCCGTTATGGTCACACCGAAGGCGTCGGGCTGGGCTGTTCCTCACCAGCGCGCAACAAATATCCGCGCAACAAGAAGCCCGTTGATATTGCCGGGCATCAGTTTGCAACCGTGAAGGCCGCAGCGGATGCACTGGGTGTCAACTACCAAGCCTTGGCCCGCACGCTGAAACGCCCATTGTCTGAGAAATCAGCCCGTCGCCTGCTTCGTCTGGTCAATGCGTGGAAGGCCCGCAAGGCCGCAGAGGCCGATGATGCCATGCGCAAGGCGTGGGCGGCCTCCATGCGCAAAACAGTCCAGGTGGACCGCGCCGCAATGCGTGCCCACGCTCAGGAACTGGCCCGCAAGAACGCGCTGAACCACCCCCGCGCAGATGAGATCGCGCAAGCCTACCGTGACGGAGTGCGGACTGCAGACATTGCCCGAGAGTACGGCATTTCCAACGCGCGCATCTCTGCGCTTGTGGAGGTGCTTGGCATCCCCCGTCGGTCCGAGCGGGTGGCAGCATGAGGCCCGAACTGAAGTTTACCCGCCAGGAACGCAACCAGCGCGAACGCCGGGCTCGCCGGCAGCAGGACCACCAGCTGACAGCCACCATCGCAGCCTTGGGCGCAGGAGACGAGAGCGACTGGCCCCAGGACACCACGGAACATCACAAGCCCGCCAGACGGGAACAGAGGGGCGCAGAGGGATGAGTGAACGCAAGTGGACGCCGGGGCCGTGGGCTATCGACTTCAGCTCGATCATCAGCAAGGCGGACGCGCTGCCAGCTGGTCGCGTGCATGGCTACGGATGCGGGAACGATTTCGTCGCCGATCTGAACGACGGTGAATATCACGAATACACCGACCGCGATGAGCAGGATGCTAACGCCCATCTGATCGCCGCGGCGCCGGATCTGTATGAGGCGCTGGATAAAGTGAACCGTTGGTTCAACGGCGCTGAAACGGAAATCGGAATGATCCTCAGAGAAGCAAACGTCGCTTTGAAGAAAGCACGAGGCCAAGCATGACCACCAAGAGCCGCAAGGCCAACAAGCAACGCCGCGCCGCTCTTGCCGGCGGTCTGGCAAAATCCAAGAGGCCTATCACGATGATCACAGCAGCATGGGACCACGGCGCTACCGGCCAAGCCAATCGGGCAGGGCTGGTCATCGAGGAGCGCGGCGAGGTGGACGCCAAGACCGGCAAGACTACGAACCCGAACGGCGTGACCGGCGCCAGGCGTGTCGACCTGCTGGAGTTCTGGCACAAGCGTGGCAACATCAGCACGGCAGGCTTCAACGCAGCCACTGCCCTGCGTGACGCGTTCGAGGGCACCTTGCGCGGCAAGCCTGCGCTGCCGGACAACGACCGGGTACAGTCCAGCCCCAAGCCGGACCATGCGGTGACGATCCAGATCGATCGGCTGAGCAAGTACGAAAAGCTGTCCCGCCATGTTCAGCTTGGCGACCGGCAGATCATCACCGCCTGCGTGCTGGACGGGCACCACCCGTCATCGGTCTACGGCGCGCTGCGGGTCCGTGATGGGTTCGCTCATCTGCGAGTGGCGCTAGATCGGCTGTCCGAATCAATGGGGCGCACAAGATAGGGTTGTCAAACACGAAAAGACGTGCTATCCCAATAATCGCAGGCGATTGGTAACTCTATGCCTGCGATCCGCTTTCTGGCGGTGCAATAAGGCCTGTAGCTCAGATGGTAGAGCAAGCCGCAGGGCAGAAGGTCGCGGGTTCAAGTCCCGTCAGGCTAGGGTGGCTTGATCAGCCGCCTTTATTGCACCTCCTGAACGCGGTTCGGTGCAACGGTCCCTTGCGTGCGAGGGAGGGAGCCTGCCGGAAATCAGGCTTACAGCCGCGCTCATCATAAGCCTCAGGCCCACGGTTCGAGTCCGTGCATGGATCAAGGGAAGATCAGGGGCCCGCAACCTACGGTCAATTGGTGACAGTGCGGAGAGACGCACACAGCCCGCCCCGTTAGTTCGGAGCGGGCTTTTCCATGCGCCTTCTCACGGCAGCAGCTGCACACCCAAATGCAGATCCATGCACATCACCAGCTGCTGCTATGCGAGGGCACATCATGAGCATCGCCAACTACATCGCTGTCAGGGCTCGCCTCGGCCTCCGCCCCATAAGCGGCAAGGCAAGCGCGAGACTGACGGGGTACTGGTGACACGGCATGGCTAGGCTCAAGGCTCCACCGTCCAGGCTTACGGCAATGCGGCCTGTGCTGGTCGCTCCCAAGGGGGAGCAGGGCCGCACGGCATACCGCAGGCAGGCTACCCCCTGGCGCGCATGGTACAACACGGCGCGCTGGCAGAAGCTACGCTGGCAGGTGCTGAAGGACGCAGCGTTCATCTGCGCTATGTGTGGGAAAGCAGAGAGTGACACATCGAAATTGGTTTGCGATCACATTCGTCCCCATAGGGGCCGGGATGGGCTTTTTTGGGACCGCGCCAACCTGCAATGTTTGTGCAAGTCATGCCACGACGGCGAAAAACAGAGGCAAGAGAAGCGCCAAGGATTCACAGCAAAGTTTTGGTGATGTAAACTAAACAGGCCGCTCGGTGCGTCAACACCAAAGCGGCCTTGACCTAACGATGATAGGGGCATCGCATGGCTGAAATCCATTCTACATGTATCGTGTGTGGAGCGCAATTCTCATATACCCATGAAGGCTCAGGCCGACGCAGGCTGTTCTGCACGGGTGAGTGCAAGACATCGCGCAAAGCAGAGCAGATGGCGAGCTACCGCACTCCGCCTCAGTACCAATCGACGTGCAAGAGGTGTGGGTCCTCGTTCATTGCGAAGAAGCCTGGAGCTTTCATCTGCTCAGTTGCATGCAGGCAAGCGCTGAAGCGGGTTCGCAAGAAGGCCCAGGGCTGGAAGCGTCCACCGCAGCATACGTACTGGGCAATAAAGAGAGCGAGGAAGAGGACTGCGCAGGTTGAGCCCGTTGATCCAATGCAGGTCTTTGCTCGCGATAAGTGGAGATGCCACCTGTGTGGTGTGAAGACAAGGCAGTCTAAGAGGGGAACGACTGAGGCCCTTGCTCCTGAGCTTGACCATATCGTTCCTCTTTCTCAGGGCGGAGAACATTCATATCGCAACACGGCATGTGCGTGCAGGTCGTGCAACTCTGCGAAGGGCGCGCGCATGCTAGGGCAGATGCGGCTGTTCGGGTGATCGAGCTAGGGGGGGTGCCCCAAGGCCGAAAGGCGGCTACCTCCCAAGACCCGCGCTCAAGGCATCCGCAGATAATCTTCGGGCTGTTTGATTACTTCAGCCCCCAATTCAATCAATTCAAAGGTGATGCAATGGCCCGAGGCGGTGCGCGTCCGGGTGCTGGTCGCCCGAAAAAAGAGGCGGGCAAAGCGCCTGCGATCAAGAATGATGCGGCTGCCAACCGGCCGCGCAAATCCTTGGGCGGCCTGACGCCCTTGGAGTACATGCTTGCCGTGATGAACGACGATGGGGCGGATGATCTGCGCCGCGATAGGATGGCGCAGTCAGCAGCGCCTTACGTCCATGTCCGCGCGGTCGAGGCGGCGCCGGGCAAGAAGGAGCAGAAGCAGGCTGCGGCTGAGGAGGCCACCAAGGGCCGCTTTGCGCCGCGGCAGGGTCCGCGCCTGGCTGTTAAGAATGACTGACTGGACGACCGCCTGCCCTGACTGGGAAAGGCGGATTGTGGCGAAAGAGGGTTTGATACCGTTCGCGCCACTGTTCCCCGGTGAAGCTGAGTACGCGCTGAGCGTGTTCAAGGATCTTCGGGTGGCCGACCTTCCGGGCAAGCCCCGGTTTGGGGATTGCTGCGAAGACTGGATCTTCGACTTCGTGGCCTCGATCTTCGGCGCCAACGATCCGGAGACAGGAAACCAGCTGATTGCGGAGTTCTTCCTCTGCATCAGCAAGAAGAATGCCAAGTCCACGCTGGCGGCCGGGATCATGATGACAGCGCTCATCACCGGCTGGCGCGAGGAGGAGGAGCTGCTGATCCTTGCCCCGACGATTGAGGTCGCGGGGAACAGCTTCAAGCCCGCAGCGGCTATGGTTCGCGCCGATCCTGAGCTGGATGCCATGTTCCACGTCCAGGATCATAGCCGGACCATCACGCACCGGGTCAACCGGTCGTCGCTGAAGGTTGTTGCAGCTGAGACGGACACCGTGTCGGGGAAAAAGTCCGGGCGCGTACTGATCGATGAGCTGTGGATCTTCGGCAAGCGCCCCGGTGCTGATGCGATGCTGCGCGAGGCTACGGGCGGCATGATTTCGCGGCCTGAGGGCTTCGTGGTCTATCTGACGACGCAATCGGATGCCCCGCCGGCCGGGGTGTTCAAGGATAAGCTGGATTACGCCCGAGATGTGCGGGACGGCAAGATCGTGGATAAGCGGTTCCTGCCGGTCATCTACGAGTTCCCCAAGAAGTTGATGGACAACCAGGGCTACCTGCAGCCTTCGAACTTCTACATCACCAACCCGAATATGGGCCGATCGGTCAGCCAGGATTGGCTCGATCGGGAGATGGGTAAGGAGCTGGCAAAAGACGCCAGTACGCGGGCGACTTTCCTCGCCAAGCACCTGAACGTCGAGATCGGGATGAACCTGCGGTCCAACCGCTGGCCCGGCGCCGACTACTGGGCAAAGCGTGCAGAGCAGGGGCTTGACCTTGAGGCGATCCTAGGTCGGTCCGAGGTTGTTGTCGTCGGCTTGGACGGCGGTGGCGCAGACGATCTGTTCGGCGTAGCTGTGGTAGGGCGGGACGCCCAATCCAAGGATTGGCTGGCTTGGCACCATGCCTGGTGTCATGCGGGGGTTATGGAACGGCGCAAGAGCATCGCGCCGCGACTGCGGGACTTCGAGACAGAGGGCAGCCTGACAATCGTCGGCGATGAGCTGGACGACATTCGCCAAATTGTGGAGCTTATCCAAGACATCGATCAGCGTCGGCTGCTGGCTTCCGTCGCGGCTGACCCTGCGGGCCTGGGCGAGATGATTGATGCTCTAGCTGAAATCGACGTCACGCCAGACAACGGCAAGCTGATCGGGGCTCCGCAGGGCTGGGCCTTGATGAACGCCATCAAGACGACGGAACGGAAGCTGATCAACGGTACGATGAAGCATGACGGGTCCGCGCTAATGGCGTGGTGCGTGAGCAACATCAAGATCGAGCCGACGGCGACCGGCATCCGGGCGACCAAGCAGAATGCGGGTGATCTGAAGATCGACCCCGCGATGGCACTTTTCGACGCGGTTACGGTGATGAGCCGGAACCCCGAGCCGGCCCGTCAGCCGGAATACCAGATGCTGATTATCGGCTGATCTTGATTGATATAGGCGATTGATTCAGATAAAATAAACGGGCCGATACGGTGTCTCACCACCACATCGGCCCTTACCATCAAGACGCGATTGGAGCGCATCAAATGGCTGTATCCGGTATATATGAAATCGTGAACCTCGTGAACGGAAAACGTTACGTTGGGAGTGCGGTAAATCTGGCTAGGCGCAAGGCGGATCACATCCGACGCCTGCGTAAGCAGGATCACCATAGCCGCGCGCTGCAAAGCGCATGGATCAAGTACGGTGAGGAAGCTTTTCAGTTCCGGACTATCGTCGTCTGTGACCGAGAAAGCCTCATTCTGGAAGAACAGAAAGCAATAGATTGCAAGTCTGAATACAACATGACCCGCGCTGCGGGCTCATGCTTAGGGCGTGTTTTAAGCGACGAAACTAAGACTAAAATAGCAGATAGGCGGAGAGGGACTAAATGCCCACCGAGGTCTGAGGCTCACCGTCAAAAGCTGAGTGAAGCCCAAAAGGGCAAGATGAAAAGCGAAGCGCATATGGCAGCCCTGCAGAACGCAAGGCGAGGGTATGTTCTGACAGACCAAGATAAGCTTGCTCGTGCAGAAGGGATGAGGCGCGCTTACGCGAATGGCCTCAGAAATCCATCCAAAGATCAAAACGTCCGAGACAAGATTGCTGCGACTTTGCGGGAGCGTTCCAATGATCCTCTCATTAAAGACAAATTGAGCAAGCAGGCTTCTTCTTATTGGGCTTCCATGACTGCGGAAGAGCGTAAGGCTCGGTGCGCTCACATGCGAGCGGGTCGGCAGCTAGCAAAATAAGGCTGAAAAAATGGACAGAGCTTATGTCGCCTTGGAAATCAAGGCGCTGAACGATGATGAGCGCCTTATCGAAGGATGGGCAAGCCGCGTCGAAGAAGATCGCATGGGCGATGTCGTGATGCCAAAAGGCGCGGTTTACAATCTGCCGCTACCCTTCCTTCTTGACCACGACCACAAGCGCGCGGTTGGCGAGGTGCACCGTGTTGAGGTGACGAGCGAGGGCATTCGTTTCTGGGCTCATATCAAGAAGATTGCGGAGCCGGGCGAGGTCAAGGATCTGTGCGATAGTGCTTGGCAGTTGGTGAAGAGCGGTCTGCGGAAGGCTGTCTCAATCGGCTTCAAGCCCATAGAGTATTCTGCGCTCCCCACTGGTGGAATGAAGTTCAGCTCGTGGGAATGGTTAGAGTTGTCCGCCGTATCGGTGCCGGCCCATCAGGGGGCACTGATCACAGGAACCAAAAGTTTTCAGCCGGGCGATAAGCTGACCACGGTCAGCGTCCCGGCAGTCAAATCCATCTCGCAAGAGCAGATGGCCGCGTCAGGCCAGAGCGAGAAGAAACCCGGCGTCTCGGGCAAGCCTGTGAAACTTCATTCCAAAGGAGCCGAGACAATGAGTCTGGCAGATCAAATCGCTTCCCTGGAAGCAAAGCGCGCGGCCAACGCTGCGCAGATGGAAACCATCCTGAGCAAGTCGGCCGATGCCGGCGAGACCACCTCGGCCGATGAGCAGGAGGAGTTCGACGCCCTGGAGGCCGAAGTCCAGCAGATCGACGCTGACATCAAGCGCTTCCGTGCGCTGGAGCGCGTCAAGCTGGCGTCGGCTCAGGCCCCCGCTGGTGCCAAGGCGGCCGACGCAGACACCCGTCAACCCGGTTCGGTCCCCGCGCAGGTTCGCCTGTCCGAGAAGCTGGACAAGGGTATCGGCTTCGCTCGTCTGGCGAAGGTCAAGGCGCTGGCGAAGCTGGACGGCGAGAGCGTTCGCACCGTTGCCAAGGAGCTGTATGGCGAAAGCTCTGCCGTGTTCGGCATCGTCAACAAGGCGCCTGTTCCGGCCGGCTCCACGCTGGATGGCAACTGGGCTGCCCCGCTGTACGGTGAAGGCACGGACGTCATCGCCGACTTCGTCGAGTTCCTGCGCCCCCGGACCATCCTGGGCCGCTTCGGCCAGGGTGGTGTCCCCAGCCTGCGCGCCGTGCCGTTCAACGTCCCCCTGGTCGGTCAGACCGAAGGTGGCGAAGGCTACTGGGTCGGTGAAGGCCGTGCCAAGCCGCTGACCCGCTTCGGGTATGAGCGCAACATCCTGGACATCTTCAAGGTCGCGAACATCGCAGTCGTCACCGAGGAGCTGCTGCGCCGTTCCAGCCCCGCCGCCGAGGCGCTGCTGCGCGATCAGCTGGCTTCGGCCATTGCTGCGCGCCTGGACATCGACTTCATCAACCCGGCCAAGGCTGCAGTTGCTGGCGTCTCGCCTGCTTCGATCACCAACGGCCTGACCGCGGTGACCTCGGCCGGTGGCGATGCTGATGCGGTTCGTTCGGACATCCGCGCGCTGATGGCGACGTTCATCGCGGCGAACAACGCCCCCACCTCGGGCGTCTGGATCATGGGCAGCACTACGGCGCTGGCTCTGTCGATGATGGTGAACCCCCTGGGTCAGCCGGAATTCGCCGGCGTCTCGATGATGGGCGGCACCTTCAACGGAATGCCGGTCATCGTCTCCGACTACATCCCCGCGGGCACTGTCGTTCTGGCAAATGCCAACGACATCTACCTGGCGGATGAAGGCGGCATGCAGGTCGACATGTCCCGCGAGGCATCGCTGGAGATGGCCGACAACCCGGCCCACAACTCCACGACCCCCACGCCTTCGGCTTCGCTGGTCTCGATGTTCCAGACGAATTCTGTAGCATTCAGAGTTGAGCGCTTCATCAACTGGTCCCGCCGCCGGCCGTCCGCAGTTGCCATCCTCACGGGTGCAACTTGGGGCGCTGCCGCTGCGCCTGAAACCCCCTAATAGCATCGAGGGCTAGCATTTCGTGCTGGCCCCCGGTAAACTTGCTTCGTGCGTCTAGGGTAGCTCCCGAAAAGCCGTTTCCTAGCGGTCTGACGCACGCATCATCTAGGAATTGCTTCTATAGGAGGAAGCCATGGCCGTGTTTATCTACGGGCTTCATTGCCCGTTGTCCGGTGAAATCCGCTACATTGGGAAGTCGGTTAACCCGCAGAAGAGGCTTAGGGCGCATATTTCCTGTGCTGTCCGGGGCGCTGCTGATCATCACACTTCCCGGTGGATCAGGCGATTAGCAGCATGCGATCTTATGCCGTTATTGGTCATCTTGCACGAAGTTGGACCAGACGAGAGATGGCAGGACGTTGAACGTAGGCTTATTGCTGACGCAATCCAACTCGGACTGCCTTTGACTAACTCCACCTCAGGCGGCGAGGGGCTGGATTACCTGAATGAAGAAGACCGCAATCGCTATCTGGCCAACAAGGCCAAGGCAATGGCCCAGTATCGAGACACGGAAGCGGGCAGGAAACAAATCGCCGCATTCGTGAAATTCGCTTCAAGCAACCCTGAGATTGTTGCGCGCCGAAATGAAGCAATCCGGAAAGCGTTGCGTAAGGAGGATGTGCGACGGCGCACCTCTGAGAAATCCAAGCAGACTGCGGCGATGCCCTCTGTCAAGGCCGCGCAATCCAAAGCAGCTAAGGCCCTTTGGTCCGATGAAGAATACCGCAAGCACAAGTTGGCTCACCTGAAGTCTGACGAATTTCGAGCGGCACAATCCGCCCGCATTGCAGCACGGTGGGCAGACCCAGAGGCCAAGGCCCGCCTGAAGGCAGGCCGCTGGACTGACGAGGCAAGGAAAGCCCAAGCCGACAGGATCAGGTCTAGGAACCAAAAGGCCGCAGGCCAAGTAGGAGCACGCACATGAAGAATTCCGGTTACATGGACCGCGCCTTGCGGGCCTCAGACCCCCGTTTTGCTCGCGTCCTCGGAAAGCTGGGATATCAGCGCTCCGACATGGCTGCACAAGCCGAGATCCAGCACGACGAACTGACGAGCCTCCGGGCTGAATACCAGCGTCTCTACGAGAAGCGGGCCTATCACGCATGGGACGCTGACGAGCTGCGCGCGAAGATTGCTGACAAGGCGGACGAGTGATGAAAACTAGCTACCCCAACGTCAGGGTCAAGGCGATCAAGGCCGTCAATGCCTCGCCTGTGCCCTCGTCGCGGGGTGGCTGGATCAGTATCCTTGAGGGCAACAGCGGCAACTGGCAGCGCAACGTCGAAATCGACTACGACGGCGTTCGGTCCTTCCATGCGGTCTATTCCTGCATGACGCTGATTGCTTCGGACATCGCGAAGCTGCGCGTCCGGCTGGTGAAGTATGACCAGGGCGTGTGGAGCGAGACGACTAACCCCTCGTTTTCCCCGGTCCTTCGCAAACCTAACCCCTACCAGAACCGCATCCAGTTCTGGGAACACTACATGCTGTCCAAGCTGTCGACGGGCAACGTCTATGTCCTGAAGCGGCGAGACAATCGGAACGTGGTCACCGGGCTTTATGTCCTGAACCCGACCAAGGTCATGCCACTGGTGACCGAAGATGGGGATGTCTACTACCAGCTGCAGGCCGACAATATCTCTGGGCTCACGGCTCAGGTCGTTGTGCCAGCGCGCGACATCATCCACGACCGGATGAACACGATCTATCACCCGCTGGTCGGGACATCGCCCATCCATGCTGCCGGTATCGCGGCGATGCAGGCCTTGGGCATCCAGAACAACTCGACGCTGTTCTTCGCCAACGGCGCCCGGCCGTCTGGCGTGCTGACCGCGCCGGCGGCTATCTCGAACGAGACGGCGCAGCGGCTGAAGGAGCACTGGGACACCAATTACACCGGCGCAAATGCCGGAAAGGTCGCCGTCCTTGGAGATGGCCTGAAATACGAGCCGATGATGATGACCGCGACCGATGCGCAGGTCATCGAACAGCTGAAATGGACCGCCGAAGTGGTCTGCTCTACCTTCCACGTCCCGCCCTACAAGGCAGGGGTGGGTGACATGCCGTCCTACAACAACGTCCAGGCGCTGAACGTCGAGTATTTCACGCAGTGCTTGCAGATCCACCTGGAGTCGGCCGAGGCCTGCTTGGACGAGGGATTGGGCTTAGATGGCGTTACGATGGGCGTGGACTTCGACCAGGCAAACCTTTTGCGCATGGACACCCTGACGCAAATGGACGTGCTGCAGAAGGGCAAGGACATCCTGACGCTGAACGAACGCCGGGCCCGTCTGGACGAGCGCCCGCTTGCCTACGGAAACACCATCTACATGCAGCAGCAGGATCACAGCGCCGAGGCTATCGCCGCGCGGGATCAGCAGCTGATCGCCGGGCCGGTGGAGACGCCGCCTGTCATCGTTGACACCGCATCGCAGGAACGGGCCGCGCGGGCCGAGCTTCTGCTGGCGTTCCAGAAAGGGCTGCACTGATGCTGGACGCGGGAACGCTAGGCGCTGATTTGGCTGCTATGGTCAAAGCCCAATTCGGGCCGGTCTTGGCTCGCATCGAGGAGCGCATGGGCGCCCTGGAGAAGCGCATTGAATCCATTCCGACGCCCAAGGACGGCAAGGATGCTGACCCTGCCTCTGTGGCCGCCCTAGTGGCAGACAGCGTGCGGTCCGATCTTGCGGCGATCCGGGCATCCATCCCCAAAGCGATCGAGCCTGTGATGCCCGATGTCGAGGGCATGGTGAAAAAAGCCGTCGCGAAGGCGATCGCCGACATTCCGGCGCCCGAGGCTGGCAAGCCCGGCGTGGGTGTGGCAGGCGCGCTGATCGACCGCGAAGGCGAGTTGGTTCTGACCCTCTCGAACGGCGAAACCAAGACACTCGGCAAGGTCGTCGGGAAAGATGCCGATCCTGTGCAGCTTCCGGACATCCCGGCCATGGTGAAGGCGGCTGTCGCTGCGATCCCGGCGCCGAAGGACGGCGTAGATGGGGTCGGGTTCGATGACATGGCGATCGAGCATGACGGCGAGCGAGCCATCACGCTGCGCTTCGTTCGCGGAGAGAAGGTGGTCGAGAAGACGATTGCTGTTCCGGTTATGTTGGACCGCGGCGTTTATCGGGCCGGACAGGCCTATGAGAAAGGCGATGCAGTTACCTTCGGCGGCAGCGTTTGGGTCGCTCAGGCAGAGACGACCGAGAGGCCGGGCACCGGTCCGGGCTGGCGGCTTGCGGTGAAGGCTGGCCGGAACGGTAGCGATGGCATCGTCAAGGCGGCTCGCGAGGAGAAGCCGCTGCAGCTCCGTGGTGGCCGCAATGCTGATTGACCTGAACGACGCAAAAGCCTGGCTTCAGATTGAGCATGACAGGACAGATGGCTTGATCCAACAGCTAGCTGATGAAGCTTCTGCAGTCGTAATCGACTACATCAAGCGACCTGACCACGGGTGGGACGCAACCACGGTGCCATTCCACGTCAAGGCGGCGATCAGGCACGTGCTGATGCGCTTACACGAAGATAGGGCAGCAGAGATGGAAGGCGGCCCCTTTCCTGCGCACATCAGGAGTTTGTTGGACCGGGACCGCGACCCGGCTTTGGCGTAATCATGGCGCGCAGAACGAAGCCGATGCACGATCAGGCCGTCTTTGAGCGGCGATCGAACGAGCAGGATGGCTTTGGCAACTACATCGGCGAATGGGTGCCTGCCTTTACCCGATGGTGCAGTGTTGATGCCTTGCGCGGCGGGGAGTCGGTCATCGCGTCCAGGCTACAAGGACGTCAGCCGGTCATTGTGACAGTACGCAATGACCCGGATACGGACACAATTGAACCTGAGATGCGGGCCATAATTGACGGCAGGACCTACAACATCCGTGAGATGCCTAGGCTGACCGAGGATAGGCTATATCTAGAATTCTTGGCGGAAAGCGGTGTTCCCGATGGTTAATGGCATCTCCGAGGTTCAGGCGATGTTCAGACGAAAGGCGGCTGCGGTTCGCGCTGCTGCAAAAGTTTCGGCGCGGCAAAGCGGCGAGGAAGTCGCAAGTGCGATGCGCTATTTGGCGCCAGTGGATCAAGCGGCTCTGCAAAAGTCTATCAGGGTTGAGGATCTAGATACCGTCCGCCTGTCTGGGAACAAAAAAGGCGCTTATGCTTCGCGCGAAGGCAGTCAATCTTTGCGTCAGACCTCGAACCGAACCGCGAGTTACATTGGGGTCAAGATCATCGCTGGTGACGCGTCGACGCTTGTCACGGGCGCCCGAAAAACAAGATTTCAGAACGCCAAGCTGCAGGAATTCGGGACGCAGAACATGGCTGCCAACCCATTCTTCTTTCCTGCCTGGAGGGCCAACAGGACCAGAGTTCGATCCAAACTGTCTCGCGACATCAGGAAGGCTTGGCTGTCATGAGCGATCCTTCACTTGAGCTGCAGTCGGCGATCCATACCGCCTTGACCGCCGACGCAGACCTGATGGCGCTTGTGGGCGGCGTATATGATCGCGTGCAACGCGGGTCCGACGGCTCGCCGGCGGCGTCCGTCTGGGGCACGCAGCAGGCTTACGTCAGTTTTGGACCTGAGTTTGTCGTCTATGAGGACGCCGAGTGCTTAGACATCCAAGAGGTGAATATTCAGCTTGACGTGTGGTCGCGTCAGGTTGGCCGACCTCACTGCAAGCGCATCGTGGCACAGGCGCGCCGAGTGCTGTTGGCGCTGCCGGAGTTGACCGAAAATGCGCTGATCCTGTCGGAGGCGCCTCTGACCCGTATTACGCCAGACCCTGATGGTTTAACCACGCACGGCATCATAAACCTTCGCTACGAAGTCGAGGCGCGCTAGTCGGTAACCAAATTGCGGCAGGATTGGATCTCTGCCGCCATCGTATCGCCTGTCAGCGGCTGCCCGGACGCTTCAACCCGCTGGACGAAAGCCAGCGTCGCTTGGTGGTTGTCAAAAGCGTCCAGGTCTCGGCGGCATGCTTCGACCACCATAGCTTGCTCTGCTTCTCGCGCTGCCCGTTCCGCTTCGACGCGCGCCAAGTACATCATGTTCTCCATCCGCTGTGCGTGCTCAGCTTCGATGGCTGCAGCGGCTCGTACGGCGCGACGATCGTTCAAGTACACCCCGGCTGCCGCGATGATCGCGACACACGCAACTGCGACTAGCGCCTTCAAGGCTTGGTTCACGGCATCCTCCCTTTTCAACTAAATAGGGTGCCCCAATGCCGACGCAAAGGAAATGGCTGATCTTAATCGGGTTCGACTGGTCGCCTCGCCACGGTGTGGTGATCGCGTATCGCCCCGGTCAGATCGCCACCGGATTAACGCGCGCCTGTCTAAAAAGAGCAGGAAATCGAGTTAAATATCTCGGCTAACAGCTTACAAAGGCAAGCTAATATCTTATATTATAGCTATGGTTGCAGTCGCCGTTTGCAGAGTTTGTAGTTCTGAATTTTCACGGCCTGACCGTGCTTGGAACCGATCGATATGCAGCGATGCTTGCAGGCGAAAGCTCGATAGGGACCAGAAGCGAAGCGGCGTTGAGCTTGGTGGCTTGGTTAAGTGCTGCGACTGCTTGGCAGAAACCCCGAGAGTTGCATCGACAACCAAGCGGTGTGCTGCCTGCCAAGTAAAGTGGAACGCTCTCAAATCCAGACGGTGCCGCGCGAAGAACCCCGACAGGCAACGAGAATTAGACACGGCTGCGGCAAGTAGAAGGCGATCCACTTCTGAAGGTGCTGAGGCTTACCGGGTGAAATGCCGCGAATGGCGCTTGGTCCCGAAGAACCGGTTGCGAGGCCGTGTAACGGCGATGATGAACCGCTGCTTATCGTCTGGAAAGGCTGGGCGCTCGTGGTTCGAGTTGGTTGATTACTCTCTGGACGACTTGAAGCGCCATATTGAGCGTCAGTTCACCAAAGGGATGAGCTGGGAGAATATGGGCGAATGGCACATTGACCACATCGTGCCCGTCGCATCGTTTTCGTTTTCCTCGCCAGAGGAACCTGAGTTCAAGGCCTGCTGGTCCTTGGCCAACCTTCGACCCATGTGGGCGGAGGAAAATCAAAGGAAGTCTGCAAAGCGGATTTTCCTAATCTGATCTTCACCTCATTCGGAGAATAAAATGGCCCGTCCAGTTACGTACGTGGGGTCCAGCGTTGCGCTGTTCCTTCAAGGTCTGACGCCCGGAACGTTTATCCGTCCTTGCGGATTGACCAACCACACGGTGACTTTCACCAAGAATGCCACTGAAATTTCTGTGCCCGATTGTGATGATCCGGAACTGCCCGCTTGGATCGAGCGCGGCGTCGAGAGCCTGGACATGAGCGGTTCGGGCAACGGCATCCTGGCGGCCGAGGCCGTCGATGCGTGGTGGGCTGCGTTCAACAGCACCGAAAGCATCCCGGCGCGGATTTACATCGGCAGCCTGACGGACACCGTGAATGGCCGCTTCTGGGAGGGGAACATTCACATCACCAGCTTTGAGGTGACGGGCGAGCGCGGCAACAAAGCGCAGGTCAGCGTGTCGTTCGTGTCCGACGGCGAAATGGTCTTCAGCACCACGACCCTCTGATGGAGCCGCTGAAGATGAACTGGGTCTGCGGAGAGGACGAGTTTCTTCTCCGCATCGGCGAGCTTGAAGCTCTGGACGACCTGACCTCGGATGGGGTTCTGGATCTGCGCTACCGGCTCTCTTTGGGTCAGCAGCGCGGCAGCCTGGCTTATTCCCCAGTCCGCGTGCGCGAGGTGATGGCTTGCCTTCGGCTTGGCCTGATCGGCGCGGGGATGGATCGTCAGAAGGCCGAGATGAAAGCCAAGAACGCGATGATCGACGGTGACATTTCGGAACTGAACCTTCTGGCCTTCACAGTCATCAGCAATTCGCTGAAGGGCAAGGAGCATGACCCGTTGGGGGAGGCTCAGGCGGAGGAGAGCCCGCCCGCCTAAAGTTCTCCACGTACTACGGCAGCGGCGCAGCGATGGGCATGGCGCCGCGCGAGATCAAGCAGATGACGATGTGGGAATACATGGCCTGCGTCAGCGGCTTCAATCGCGCGCAGGGCGGCGGAAACGCCCACCAGGGCGCGCCCATGTCAGACGAAGAATACGACGCGCTGTGCGCGCTAGGCGAGGGGTGGAGCAATGGCGGAAGCTGAAGCAGGTCTTGAGCTTCCGATTGGCCTGACGGAGCAGAAGTTCCTTCAGCAGCTGGCCCGGATCGAAGCGCGCGCCATCAAGTCGGCGCAGCGGTCCGAGAAGGCATTCGTCCAAGGCAATGCCCAGATCGGCAAATCGTTCGGCACCATGTCCGGCCAGGCGCGCGCCGGCCTGCAGAACGTCAGCTATCAGCTGCAGGACATCTTCGTGCAGATCCAGGGCGGGCAGGGTGCTGCCCGCGCGCTGTCACAGCAGCTGCCGCAGTTGCTATCCGGGTTCGGTTTGGTCGGTTCGGCTATAGGCCTGGTTGCTGCGGCTGGCATCCCGCTTGTCGCCAGCTTTTTCAACGCAGGCGGTGAAGCAAAAACCCTTGAGGAGACGCTGAAAGAGCTGAACACGGCTCTCCGCGACTACGAAAGTGCAGCAGCTGCGGCCGGAACGCCGACCGATGAACTGGTCGAAAAATACGGACGGGCGGCGGGATCGGCACAGATGCTCCTGCAGCAGCTTGCCAACCTGGCGAAGCTGGACGCGGCATCGGCCATTCGTGCGACAGGGGCTTCCATCGCCGAGACGTTCGAAGATTTGCCAAGCATCCTCGCGCTGGTCGATGCTGAACTGCAGCAATTTGGCGAGGGCAGTTCGGGCATCGAGACCTTGGCGGACAGCCTGAAAGACACTTTCGGCATCACCATCGACCAAGCCCGAACGCTACAGAACATCCTCACGGATCAGTCGACCGCTTCAACGCCTGAGCAAGCCGCTGACGCCATGCGGCGCTTGGCTGCTTTCCTGGCCGATGCAAACCTTCAGGCGGGCTATACCAACGACGCGTTGCTGGCGGCCGAGCGGCAGGCAGCGCAAGGTGCTTTGGCCGGATACGAGTTTGCGACTGCGATGCAGAGCGCATCTGATGCGGCCGGCGGCGTAGTCTCTACCGTGGATCAGCTGCCCGGTGCTATCGATGCCGCGACTGCAAGCGCCCTTGCGCTGACCCGCGCGCTGTCTGCTGCTATCGCGGCATCGCAGGCCGTTCCCGGCACGATCGGAGCCCCCACACTGGGCCGCTTCGGCAACGGCGAGGACATCACCCGCCGCGCTGGCGGCATGGACCTGCAAGAGCAGCAGACATTCCGATATGACTGGCAGGAGCAGCTGAAGGCCGAGGAAGAAGCGCGCCGCAAGGCTGAGCAAGCTGCCGGGCGCAAAGGACGCGGCGGCGGCAGCGGCGGGTCCAAGGGCCGCGCAGAAAAGCAGGATCGCCCGTTCTTCGAGAACGTCGAGCGGGATCTCGTCAACCTTGAACGCGAGATCACCCTTGTCGGGAAATCGAACGAGGAGATTGCCACCGCCAAGGCCCGGTGGGAGCTGCTGGACGAGGCAAAGAAGCGCGGTATCCCGGTCAACGCTGAGCTTAGCGCACAGATCGACGCACAGGCTGCCGGGTTTGGGCGCCTGACGGGCGAACTGGAACGGGCCGAGGCATCGCAGCAGCAATTCGAACAGGCTGTTGACGGCATCGCTGACGCTATGGCCGGGGCTCTGGTGGCGGGGGAAAGCCTGCGCGAAGGTCTGGCCCAGGTTTTCAAGCAAATCGCCAGCGACATCCTGAACAGCGGCATTCGGAATGCAATCTCGGGTCAGTTGAGCGGCGGTGGCGGCGGTGGCTTCAACCCGTTTGCTGCCATCGGAAACATCTTCGGCGGTGGAGTGAAGGTGCCCAGCTTCAATGGCGGTGGCTTTACCGGCTATGGATCCCGCTCCGGCGGGATAGATGGCCTCGGCGGCATGCCTGCCATCGTCCATCCGAACGAAACCATCGTTGACCACACCAAGGGCCAGCAGGCTGGCGGCGCTGTGGATGTCCGCGTCTACATGGACGAGGGCGGAAACTGGCAAGCACAGGTTGAGAAGATTAGCGGCCGTGTCGTTGCAAAATCAACGCCCGGCATCCTGCGACAAGCTCCTGCGTACATGGACAATCAGAACAAGAGGCTCCGTTAATGCAGGCGACCTTTCCGCACCTGGCGCAGCATCAGGAAGCCCAGTTCTACATGATGGGCCAGTCCCAAGAGGTCGTGGAGAGCATCACGGGCGCCGAAACCATCACACCCACTATGCGGGGGCACTGGAGAGCCACCGTAAACTTCGTCCTGAAGGGCGAGGCTAGCACGCTCCAGTGGCAGACGTTTATGGCACAGATGCAGGGACGCATCGGGACTACGCTGGTTCCGGTGCACTCTCGTTTTCGGCCGAAGGATCGCAATGGTCGCCCGCTGCCATTCGCTGAAACGGCCAATTTGTCCGATGCGCAAACGTGGGAGCATTTTGGGCTGGAGAATACTCAGTTCAACCGGATCACGCTGGCAGCTGCCGCGCCTTTGCGTGCGACGCAGCTTAGCCTGACTTTGTTCGACACAACTGGCATTCGGCCTGGGCAGTTTTTCAGCATCGGAGAAAGGCTCTATCGCGTTCAGAGCCACTGGCAGCCATCAGCCGGCGTACGCCGCGTCATGATCGAACCCCCGCTGAGAGCAGCTGCCGGCGTTGGAACGCCCCTAGAGGTCGCCCGCCCTGTCTGTCGCATGCGCATGGTTTCAGAAACGGAAGGTCTGTTCGATCAGACGATGGCCGTTCGTCCGCGCGTGTCGGTCAACTTCCGCGAGGCAATCTGATGCCAGCACGTGACGACCTGATCGCCATCCCCGACGAACTGCTCCGGAACGGCAACATCGGCCAGGCGGCGCTGGTGTTCATGGACTTCCGCGACAGCCCGCAGCGCTGGTGGACCGGCTTCGGCGACCTGAACGTGGCCGGCCAGCTGTGGCGCGGACTTGGCGACCTGATCAGTATCAGCGAGATCGAGACGAGTTATCAGGTGTCGGCGCAACAGGTGTCGTTCGAAGTTGCCGCCACGCAGGAGATGCTTGCACTGGCGCTCAACGCCAAGAACCGCGTCCGTGATCGGGCGGTGACGGTATATCTGCAGCTGTTTGCGATGGATGACGTCGAGGTTGCAGGGTCCGACATCTTGAGCGGGCAGCCCATCGGTTCGCCGATCGCGCTGTTCAATGGCACCATGCAAAAAATGCCCTGGTCGGCCGATGGGCCAAATCAGCGAAAGATCACGATCGAGGCCGAGGGGCTGTTCTTCCGCCGCAATTCCCCGCCGCGCGGGCGCTGGACTGATGCTGACCAAAAGGCGCGCTACCCCGGCGACCGCGGATTGGAGCGGCTGCCGCTTTATTCCAGCGCATATGAGACGACATGGCGTCGGTAAAGCTGGCGACTGCTGCCGATGTGCTGCGGGTCGTGGATATGGTCGAGGCACTGCGGGAGGCTGTGAGCGGCCCTGTGGCTGTCGATCGGTCTTGGACGGCCCGGACAATCGCCAGCCTGATTGCAAGCCCTGACGGGGCTGTGTGGCTGTCTGATGCCGGTTTCATCGCCGGATGCTTACAGCCGACCATCATCAGTCCGGCGATCGTCGCGCAAGAGATGGGCTGGTTCGCAACGGACCGAAGCGGCTTGCAACTGCTGCGCGCTTTCGAGGGATGGGCTCGCGAGCGTGGCGCAACCCTGATCCAGCTATCAACCGGGCCCACGGGTCCAGACCTAACCCGCCTTGGGTATCGCCGGGCAGAGCAAGCGTGGATTAAGACGTAATGGCGATCTTCACGGCAATCAGCGCTTACGCGACCTGGGCGCTTGGGCCGGGGGCGATCTCCATCTTCGGTCTGTCGCCCGCCGTGACGGCTGCGATCTTCACCGTCGGCCGTTCCGCATCCTGGGCCTTCGCCTCGGCGGCTCTAAACAAGCCCCAGGCATCGCGCCAGCAGGTCATGGCGACGATCACTCAGACCGATGCGCCCCGCATTCGGGCCTATGGGCGCAACCTTCTGGGCGGCATCCGGGCGCTATACGAGGCCGAAGGCGGGTTTTTGATCCAGATCGTCGTTGCTCATCACGGGCGCGTTGACGGGCTTATCCGTTTCTGGATCGACGGGGAGCCGGTCACCTGGAACTCCAGCACCGGAGAGGTCGAGAAGTATAAGGTGCTCCGCTTCCGAGACGGGTCCGGCATTGGCGGGGATTATGACCCCGCGCTGAGCGCATTCCCGAGCATATGGACCGCGGCACATCGCTTGCAGAACCAGGCCACGTTCCTGTCGGTCTGGGGTGATCCTTCAGACGAGGATTTCGCCAAGGTATTTCCAAAGGGCCCGAACACGCAGGTTCAGGTTGAAGTGCGAGCCAGCCTTGTTCGCAATTTGGCAGACGCGCTGGTGTATAGCGAAAACGCCGGCCTGTGCATCAGGGACTTCATGACCCACCCCGACGGCTGGAACATCCCTGTGGAGCGCCTGAACAGCGCATCTTGGGCCGGCTTCGTTTCCTTGTGCTTCCAGTCCGTTCCTCTTGCATCCGGCGGCACCGAAGGCCGTTACAGCCTCTGCGGTTACTACTCGCTGCAGGATCCGCTGAAAGAAACGACAGCGCGCATGCTGGCGACCTGCGACGGGCAGATCTACGAGACGGCTGACGGGGACATCGGTATCATTGGCGGTCAATGGTCCGAGCCTGATGTGACGATCAGCGGCGATGACATCCTCTCGGTTCAGATGGCCGACGGCTTCGATCCTTTCACTGATTACAACGTGCTGATGGGCAGTTTTGTCAGCCCGTCGCATGGTTACCAGCCGACTGAGGTTCCGGAGCTGGTCGACGCGGTTTCGCTTCAGACGCAGCCGCGCCGCACTGAATTGCTGGACGTGGACATGTGCCCGTCTGGTTCTCAACTGCAGCGCCTGATGAAGATCAAGCGCGCCAAGGATCGGCGCCAGTATGTCGGCACCCTGCGGACCAATCTTGTCGGCCTGAAAGCACGCTTCCCCAAGGGCGACGGCATCCACACGATCCGGGTTGTCGCTGATGAGTTCGGCCTAGACGGCGTCTTCGAGGTCACCAGCCACAGCTTCAGCATCGCAGATGGCTTCTGCGAGATCGGCATCGCCAGCATCGAGAACCCGTATTCGTGGAACGCTGCCACGGAGGAGAAACCGGTTCAGCCGACACTGGACGCGATCGGAAAGCCTGTTCGCGTCGATCCGGTCCCGGTGAACGCTACGCTGATCCAGGAGCGCTTCGGTGTCTCTGGCGGCGTCCAAGGTGTTCGCATTGCCTTGACAGTGGACGATCCGGGCCGTGACGGTCTGGAGCTTCGGGCGCAGATTGCCCGCGGGGATTTCGCGCCTGTCGGGCCTTGGTCCGGGACGCAGCCACAATGGGTCGAGATGAACGCCTCGGCGCTCTTGGCAGAAAGCGGCGTTCTCGATGACGGCCAGCAGTACACGGTCCGCTATCGTTGGCGCGGCTATGGCGATTGGCTTAAGATCGGCCCGGTCACCGTCCTTGCCAACCCGACGGAACCCCCGGCGCCGACCAGCCTGGACGTGATGGCAACTGGCGCAGATGCGTACATCGACTGGATCAACGCGCCCAATGGCTATTACCGGACGCAGGTCCTGATGGGATCGACCACTGTCTTTGAAGATGCCACGCCTATCGCGACCGTAGCTGGCAGCGCAGGGCGGCCCGATAACCACACCCACACTGTGACGGGAACGGGCGCGCGTAGCTTCTGGGTCCGGACCCTGAACCCGTCGGGTATCCCGTCCGATCCCGCAGGTCCGGTGACCATCCCCTTTTAATCCAATGAACAGCCGCTCACGACAACCTGCTTAAGGCGGGCTTTTTGCATTCGAGGTAGCCACATGCCTACACTTGCCGACGTTCTTTTCCGCGACCATGTGCGCTACACTGGCGACGGCCAGCCAAACGAGCCAGCCGGCTCGCCAGCGCCAAGGGGGGACCCTCGATCGGGGGTCTATAACCCCAAAAAATCCGATTTTAGGGATTTCGCCAATTACCTTTCAAGCATAGTCGGTCCAGTACTTGCAGAGGCCACTTGGCTTAGAACCGATATAATCACGGGCACGGCGCCGTTGATTAACATCTCTCCCGGTAGCATCACGCCACCAAACAACCTAGTGTTTATCTCCCAGGACACGACTCAGCGATCTGGTAACATCACAGCCCAGATTGTCCGAAACGTCAACTCAGAGCATGGATACCTTAACCCGAAAGCGCTAAGGGTTAAGACGAACGTCAATATCGACACGACACAAACCGAATGGGCTATTTCGGGTGAAATTGACAACTATTCCAATCTCACTGGAACAGGCTGCACTGCAGTTTCTGGCGTAGCAAATAAGTTTGGGCGTGCGGGTGTCTTCGCCGGACATTTCCAATCCAACGACCACAACATTTTCGCTACTGCTGCAGACGTTACTCCGTGCGTCGGAACAGAGATGAACATTCAAGCTGTCGGCTTGGATAATCCTACTGCGAACCAAGGGTATGGTAACAGGAGGGTCTTGGATATTCTGGCGCGAACGCATGAAATCTCCGGATGGAATGGAAGTTCTGGAAACACTGGCAATGCTGAAATCGGCACCGGCATCACGGTCAGGTCTGACAACTTGACCCAGGGCACATTCCGTTACGGAATTGCTGTATTTCAGACCATTGGCGGGTCGGCGATTACTAAGGCTGGCATTCAAATTGCCACCACAGGGGAGCGCGGACTTTCCATCGTGGGCTCGAATACGGTCGCACAAGCATTTTTTGGGGGTTCATCGCCCAACGGCATCTTGCTTGGTGGAACATATACGGGTTCAGCAATCAGGGTTCCCTCTGATCAGAAACTAGCATTTTCCAACAGTGACGCTGTTTCTCTCAGGTTTAATAGCTCAAATAACCGACTTGAGTTTTTGAACGGTAACACCATTCGAGGCTACGTCGATATGGCGTCAGGTTCTGACGTCAGGATGAACTGAAAGGACACACTATGAATGTTGATTTCTCGTCGCTCATGAAAAACATGGACGGAACTGATGCCAAGATTGACGGCGCTGATATGACCTTGGGCGTTGTTGCCGCTTTGGCGCTGAACACCTCAGGTCCTCACAGCAGTGTGCAGCGTGGGATGCTGGCAATGCGCTTGTATGGGGCAGCCGGTGACGTCGAAATAACTCCGGAAGAGGCTTCTCTTATTCGTGACGGACTGCCGAACGTCTGGCCGCCTATCATTGTTGCCCAAGCTCATGCCTTGTTAGGGTAACGCAATGTGTGCTTACTCCAGGTTGTACATGGGCAGATGCCCTTGCGGTCCTTGGAGGAAATGATGAACGATGTAAGCCCCGTGATGCCTGCCGCGGGAGGCGGCGGCAGGCGCCTTGAGCTTGATGAACTTAAACGGATGGGGCTGGACGTCGAGTCAGCAAACAGAAACTGCATCGGCACGCAATTTTCATTTGAGGCTCCAACAAGGATACACCGCACAAATTTTGGCGGTAAATGTCACGTTGGAGCGTTCAGCTACTTTGGAAGTGGCAGAGTCATGCGGACGGATATCGGTCGATATTGTTCAGTTGCTGCAGATGTTATCATCGGTCAGCCGAACCATCCAACGCGATGGCTGTCCACGAGCCCGTTCCAATACCAAGGGGGATACGCCTACAATGTCGGAGAGGATTTTGCCTGCAGGGAGCAATATGAGGCAGATAGGGTTGACCCAACCCTGACAAGGAAGGCCCTCTCTGAAGTGGTTTTCCGAACCTCAATCGGTAACGACGTGTGGATCGGAAACCGGGTAACGATAATTGCGGGTGTTACGATCGGCGATGGCGCCATCATTGGGGCTGGCGCAGTAGTTACGAAGGACGTTCCGGCATATGAGATATTTGGCGGCGTCCCTGCAAAAAAGATCGGCGAGCGATTTAGCGGTGAAATAAGGGAACGGCTCTTGCAGTCTGAATGGTGGGAGTATGCACCTTGGCAGTTGCGTCACATAGACTTTTCCAACGTGGAAGCCGCGTTGGATGATGTGGCGTTTATGAGATCTCAGGGTGTAATGCCATACTCTCCTGGTATTGTCCGCGCTTTATAAATGCCGCTTATCTGAAACTATGAAACCATCAGCCCGCCCTCACCGGCGGGTTTTTTCATGCCCGGAGATCACGATGACCCCCACCTGGAAGCGCGGTTCGACCGTGCAGATCCTGCTTGACCAGTTCACGGATGAGGAATGGGCCGCGATCTATCCTTGGACGGCTTCCAACAGCGAGGCGCGCTATCCCGGAGGTACGCAATCGCTAGCTGTGATGGTCGATGAGGAAGCACGGACCATCCTGCTGTCGGCTGACACAGCCGGTTGGCCCGTGCGGCTAATGAAGGCTGACCTGCTGATCGAGCGGGCAGGAGCCAGCACCTACGTCCCGGCCGCCAACTTCTTCGAGTTCCAGATCACCCAGCCCGCGACGGAGGCCAACTGATGCGCGTGACCTATCTGACCGGGCAAGCTCCGGCGTCGGTTGATCTTGGCCCGGTCGTGGTTCCGGGCGGCGGATCGGCCTATGACGACACGGCACTTGTGGCGCAGATTGCCGAACAGCAGGCTCAGATCGTGGCGTTGCAGGAAGCGATCGACGCCATCCTTGCGGGCGGTGGTGGGCCGGTACTGCCGACGCTCACGACCCCACTGCCCGACCGCAGCCTGACCGTGGGCGATGCAGCCGTCACGCTGGCACTGGGCGACTATTTCGCCAACGCCGCCAGCTACTCCGTCAGCCCGACGGGGCTGGGCGTGACCATCAGCGGCAGCACGCTGACCATCAGCGCCGCGGCCGAGCGGAACGCGACCTACACCGTCACGGCCAGCAACAGCACCGGGCAGACCGTCAGCGACGCCTTCGCGCTGGTGGTGGCTGCGGCGATCACTGCACCGTCGCCCTTCGTGGCTGGTGACTGGACGCTCGCCACCGGACTGGAGGCGAACCAGCTGGTGGTCAGCGTCAACACGCTGCCGACCAACGGCGGGTCGCCCATCACGGCCATTCAGTACTCCGCCAACAGCGGCACGTGGACGCCTCTGGGCGGGGCTGGGGCCGGTGATCGCACCCTTACCATGCCCGCGGCAGGAACCAGTTACAGCGTCCGTCTGCGCGCGGTCAATGCGGCTGGAAACAGCACGCCGAGCGACACCAAGACGGCGACCAGCGGAGTGTCCGCCCCCATGATCGGGGGTGCATCCATCGGTCAGGCTGGGGACACCGGCACGATCTACAACGGCTATGTGCTGGCAGACGGCGACGACTTCGACGACATGACCGCCGCTGATTTCCTGACGCCGACCAGCGCCACTGGTTCCTACATGACCACCCGGCATTACGGCATCCAGTCGACCGCGCCGCGCTACCTGCGTGGTGCCGCGAGCCTCGGAGGCTACGAGGCCGACCCGTGGCATACCGGCTTCCTCGACGCGAACCGCGGCGTCGTGCCGGCCAGCTACGCCGACATGATCACGTTCGAGAACGGCATCCTGCGGGCGAAGTCTCGGCGCGCGACGACGGCGGAACGGGCGCTGATGGGCGCATTGAATGGCAAGCTGAACCTGTCGTCCATGATCCACATGGGACGCCGCAACATGATGCGCGCGCCGTGCCTGATGGAGATGCGACTGCGCTTCCCTTACGAGCTGTCGTCCTGGAACCAGTGGCATCCGACCTTCTGGCTGATCCAGTCTCAGCCGGGCAATGGCTGGGACGGCTTGGAGCTGGATTGCGAGGGCTTCTCGCCCGCGCTGCAGTTCAACCGCAACACTTGGAACAACGGGGTCGGCTCCTACGGCCCGACCCTCGGCAACACCGCGCCGGTCAGCGAGACCGAGTTCCGGGACTATGCGTTCGAGATCCTGCAGGTGGGCGGCGCCTGGCGCGTTCGGCTGTGGGAGAACGGATCGCTGGTGGCCGAAGGCTCGCCCGACTATGGCGGCAACGTGTTCGACCCGTCGCGGCCGTTCCACCTGATGATGACGAACCACATCCTGCAGTCCGGCATTGACCAGGCGATCTTCGATGCGGCCGGGGATGCCGGAGCCGACATCGAGTGCGACTGGTGGCGGGCATGGCGGCCCAGTACCGGCACGTTCCGCCAGCCGCTGGTCCCGGCGGCCGTGCTGGAGACCCCGTTCAACACGGCGTTCTCGTTCGCGCTGCCGACCCCCCAGCAGGTCTGGGGCAGCGATGTCACCGCCGACGTGATCGAGATGATCCCAAACGAGGACAACACCCCGGCGCAGCCCTGGGTGCGCGGCCTGCTGCCGCCTTCGGTGACGCGGACCGGTAACACGCTGGCCGGGACGATCGGGGACAATCCGGGGCAGCTGGTCCTGGCGCGATCGGCGACGCCTGCGCTCGGCGACGGCTGTGTGCCGCAGCCGATCACTATCGCGGTCGGGCCGACTATCCGATGGGCCGACCAGACCTTTACCGAAGGCGAGGCGGTCAGCGTCGACCTCTATGCGCTCTGCGACTGCGGAGATTTGCACATGGGCAAGACGATCGCAGTAACCGGCCTTTCGGGGTCTGGGTTGTCCTATAACCCCAGCACGGGGCTGCTGACCGGCGATCCTGTCCTGGGTGTGTACAGCGTCGGCGTGACCGTGACCAACTCCCGTGGGCAGACGGCGACGCGGACGTTCGCCTTGACCGTGGCCGAGGCGGGTTCTGGCACCACGACCTTCGTGGACACCTTCGACCGGCCGAATGAGGCTCTGGAGGCTTCGCCCAACTGGGCGCTGCTGTCGGGGACGGCGGGAACGGGACAGATCGTATCGAACCGGATGGTCGGTTCTGGAACCGCATCGGTCACGGCCTGCTACCTGTCGCCCGACATGGGTTCGGCAGATCAGGCCGTCGAGTTCGCGACACGATCGAACGGCGCCGGGCCTTATGTCATGTGCCGCTTGACGGCGCTGCTGACCGGTGTGGGCATCCGTATTGCCGGCAACCTGCTGACCGTCTGGAAGCTGGTCAATGGGTCTTTCGATCTCATCGGCGAATACAACGTCACTTATGTGGCGGGCATGGTGATCCGCCTCGAGGTGGTCGGGAACCAGTTCCGCGTGGCGGTCAACGGCTCGCGGGTGACGACGACGTTCGGAACCGAGACCATTCCTGGCACTGACCTTCCCCCCTCGACGCGGCAGGGCCTCAGCCTGCGAACCACGGCGATGACCTTGGAAGATTACCGGACGGAAGCGATCACCGCTTTCACGATCGCTTAAGGATCGCCCTGTCATGACGAAACGTCAGTATATCCCTATCGACCTTGAGGAGGTGCGGCAGCGCGTCTCCCAAGGCGAGAACAGTCGCGCCATCGCGGCTGAGGTGGGCGCGTCCAGTGCTGCAGTCTATCGGCTATGCGACCGCGCCGGCATCCCCATCCGGGGGCGACGGGTGCCCAACCGCACGCACGAGAGCATCGACACGGCCATCGCTGACATGCGGCCGACCGAGGCGCTGGAATACGTGCTGGAGGCGTTCAAGCAGCAGACCGGCCAGGACGGCGAGACGCTGGCCTTTGCGGCCTCTCTGGGCCTCACGCAGGGCGAGGGGATGATCTTCGGCCTGCTGTACCGCAACATGAACCATGTCGTGCCCACGCAGCGCATGGTCGACTTCCTCGACGTGTCCCAACCGGGCAACCCTGATCGCTACACGCTCAGGATGGTCTGGGTCTACATCCGCAAGCTGCGCGTGAAGCTGGCCGGGAAGTACACTGTCCAGACGGCGCACGGTCACGGCTACATGATGAGGCCGGCATGATCGCGTTTCTGAAAGAGCTGCTGCGCTCACCCGAGGCGCAGCGGGCACCGCACTACTGGGCCAGTGTCTACGGCGGCCACGCGTACTTGGCTCTCGGGCCGTGGGGCATCCTGGCGATCTACTCCAACATGTGGACGGCAGCATGGGTGGTGCCGGTGCTTTACCTGATGCTGTGGGAGTTGCCGCAGTTCCTGCTTTCGGATGCGCAAAGCTCAAAGCTCGCTTGGGACTGCCTGCTTGATACGGTGGCAGTCGCTTTCAGCTGCTACGCCGCAACATTTCTCGGAAGCCGCGACCTGAACATGGCGACGCTCTGCTGGGGCGCATCTGTCGGGGTGATGATAGTTGGAGTGAGGAAACGGCAATGATTATCGTCAGGGTGGCGGAAGGCATATGGGAGCACGCAGACGCGCGGTTCTCGGAATATGTCGGAACAGCGGCGTTGTTTCTTTGGGGCTACGTCCTTTACTCGACGCCAGGGGTGTTTGACGCGGAAAGCTTCCGCATCATGGCAAGCTGGGCCGATCAGGCGATATGGGCCAACCTGCTTATGGCGGGGGCAGCGTTCCGGGCCGTGGGGTTAGTCCTTAACGGCACGTTCTTGCCCTTACGGCCTTATACCCCGACGCTGAGGTTCATTGGCTCAATCATTGCCTTTGTCGCTTGGAGTTCTGTGGGGCTAGGGATGCTATACGCCTACTTGGCCGGGAACGGCCTGCCCACCGGCATGATCGCTTACGGCGTTTTCATCGCGCCCCACGAATGGCGCAACGTGTTTCTGACGCGCCGGGATATGGCAGCCGTCAGGAGGAATGCCAATGCGTTGGCTGGAAAGTCCTGATCTAAGCGCAGCCATCATCGGCTTTTTCACCATGCTGGCCGCTATTTTCGGAGGCGGCACCATCGCCCAGCTGTTCGGTGGCAAAGGAAAGCCAGTAGTGCCTCCGCCTGCTTTTGCTGAGGTAAAGGGCGCCATCGTGGACAACGCGGGCGTCGACCGGATGGTGAAGTCTCTGGATGGCTTTACCGCAGCTGCGGTTTTGCTGACGGCGGCGATTGATCGCGATGTGGACGCGAAAAGCAAGCTGACCCTGAGCCTGAACCGCAACAGCGAGGTGTCCGAAGATATGCGAGACGAGATCAAGGACACCGGCCAGCGCATGGAGCGACTGACTATGGAGCTAGTTCGAGCCCAACTGAAGTCTTAGAAAAAGATCAGGTCGGAAAGGCTTTCGCCGCGCCTATTCTGTGCTAGAATCAACGGACTGCGAGGTGCTGGACACACCGCCGCAGCCCTAACCAAACGGATCACGGAAGGATCACGTCATGGCTATACGCCCTTTACCCTCCCTCGAGGTTCTCCGTCAACTGTTCCGGCATGAACCGGAAACGGGCAAACTCTTTTGGAAAGAGCGCCCTGTATCGATGTTTACCTCTGGCAAGTATTCGGCGGCCCGGAACGCGGCGATTTGGAATACCCGTTTTGCTGGAAAAGAAGCGTTCACCGCGTCTCTTTCCAACGGCTATCTGCATGGCACTATCTTTGGGTGCCAGCATCGCACTCATCGGATTATGTGGGCACTATTTTACGGATATGAGCCCAATGGTCACATAGACCACATAAACGGCGACAAGGCAGATAATCGGATTTCGAACCTGCGAGAAGCAACTGCATCCGAAAACAGATGTAATGTTGGCCTGCGGGCGGATAACACGAGCGGTTATAAAGGCGTTCATTGGTTCAAAACCAGACGCAAGTGGCGCGCAGAGATTAGACTCTGTGGCAAACGCCGCGGGCTTGGCTATTTCGACACGTCCGTAGAGGCAGCCATGGCTTATGACGAAGCCGCTCGCCAACTGCATGGCGATTTCGCGCGTCTCAATTTCCCATAGCGCAGGTCCACATCCGCTACCTGAACCGCTCGCGTTAACGAGCCCCCGAAAACCGAACATGACCCGCCCGACGTGTAAGCGTCCGGGCCGCGTCCGCATGGAGCAACCCAATGCAGATCACCGCGCAGACCCTGGCCTTGCTGGCCGGGACGAATGAGAACGACAATATGCGATCGACGCTGGCCGGGCTTCAGCGCGGCGGCGTCGGGGCAGGGCTGGAGCGCCCCCACCGGCTGGCGATGTATCTGGGCCAGCTGTCGCATGAGAGCGCGGGCTGGAAATACGACCGCGAGCTGTGGGGACCGACGGCCGCGCAGAAGCGATACGACACGCGGACCGACCTGGGGAACACTGCCGCTGCTGATGGGGATGGCTACCTGTACCGAGGCAGGGGTCCGATCCAGATTACCGGCAAGTCAAACTATGCTCAGTTCACCGCATGGGCGCGCAAGATGGATCGCGCCGCCCCGGACTTCGTCAAGAACCCCGATGCCGTCAACACGGACCCGTGGGAGGGTCTTGGCCCGATCTGGTACTGGGACACCCGCAGCATCAACGCCTTGGCCGACCGTGGCGATTTCGAGGCAGTCACCAAGCGCATCAACGGTGGCCTGAACGGTTATGCCGACCGGCAGCAGCGCTACGCCCGCGCCGCGCTGATCCTGATGGGCCGCAAGCCGACTGACGTGCGTGGCTATCAGATGGCGCTTGGTCTGACGCCCGACGGCGTTCCCGGACCCATCACCTTGGCGTCAATGCACAAGGCGCTGCTGTCCATGCCGCCGGTCAGCTTCGGCGCCGTCCCTGTCATCGACGCCCGCCCGCCGGCCAAGCCCGCCGTCTCCGGTCAGGGCAAGGGCATCATCTACATCATCGCCGCGCTGGCCGCTGCCGTCGCCGCTTACCTGGGAGTGAAATGAAATGGTCGGACCGATCGCCCGAATTTTGCTGCGTTATCTCGCTGCTGCGCTCGTCACCTATGGTTTTGTCACCGAGGAGATCGGGGCGCAGATCGCGGCAGACCCTGACCTGCTGATGATCCTCGGCGTTGGCTTGGCCGCTGCTGCGGAAGCCGCCTATGCGCTGGCGAAACGCCGGGGTGGGGCAACCTGATGGACCATATCATCAGCCTGATCATCGCCGCCGTCGTTGTCGTCGGGGGCTACCTGCTGGGCACCCGCAAGGGCCGCAAGGCAGAGCAGACCGACCGCGCCGCCAAGCAAGCCAAGGCGGACGCTATCACCCACACCAAGGCCAAGGAGGCCCGCGATGAAGTATCTGGCATGTCTGATGACGATGTTAGCGAGTGGCTGCGCAAGCGTGCCCGCAAGTAGCCCGGCGATCTGTTCCGGGACCAAAGCGGAGCGCCGGGGCGCGGCTGCGGGGTTCGAGGTGGACGGCGGACCTGTGTCAGCCCGCGGGACGGCGGTGCTGATAGCCAAGCTGGACGCATACTGTCGAGACGTTTGATTCGCCAGCAAAATATGGGCCGGGTTCGCAGATGTTCTTGTTTCGCGAATCAGTCTGGTGTATGGTGACAAAAGAATGGCCCGGCGACGTTGCAAGCGTCCCGAGCCGTGACCAGAAAGCGATTGGAGCGCTCTGATGTCCGAAACCATAACCCAGAAAACACTCTCCGACAAGCAAGTCAAAGAGATTGCTGCCCGAAAGTTCGGCAGCCGCATCAATCGTGCATATGCGCAGAAACATGGCCTTGCGTGGCCCCTTCCAAAGGGGTGGAAACGGTATCTTGTCGAAAAACTTGAGGGCCTTAATCCCGGCCCGCCAATAGCCAAGGTCGAGACTGTAGCGGCCAAGGCTTTCTATCAATCTTGGGCGTGGAAAAAAGCTAGATACGGCGCGCTGATGAAACACGGGCACCGCTGCCAGTGCTGCGGGTGGACGGCGGCTAGTGGCCGTGCGGGGCATCTGGTCGTGGATCACATTAAAGCCTTGAAGCTGCGCCCCGATTTGGGTTTGGACATCTCCAACCTTCAAGTGCTTTGCAACGATTGCAACATGGGCAAGTCTCAGCGCGCGGATGACTTCCGGTAGGAGCGGGGGATGGGCTATGCCTGACTGTCCGTCTCTCCGATAGGGCCGCGGCCAGAGGGGGTGGGGCAGGGCAGCGCGAGGATCTTCGCAACCACACGATCCGATCTGTCTCGTGCCATGCCCAGCATGTGAACCTGCGCACATCGCGCCGAAGCTTTGATAGCTTGCTGCCAGCCCGCTTCATACGCAAGGCGGGCAGCTTCCACGGCGGCTAGTTCTCTCATGTCGGCGTCCATCCCCGTCTCCATCCTTGATACATACAGGCCCGTAAGCCGTCAGGTCGCCGGAACGTAGACGGGGATACTCGCCGCCTTAGCCCGCTTTATCATGTCAGCGGTGCCAACCCCGCCGGGGAAAGCGATCACCGCATTCGGTTTATGTTCGTCAATCATGAGCTGGTTGCGTATGGGGCCCGCGCTCTTGCCGTGTGTTTTCCACATGGCTGGCTCGTTAATCACCATCACTCGCCGATCAGCAGCCCAATCATAGGCCATGATATCGGCCCCCGGCGCCGCCCCTTGGATAACGCAGGTGATCCCGTACGAGGAGCGGAAGCGGTCCAGGGCGGCATATAAGCCTGCTCTATCTGAAAAGTCCCTGCCGCCGCAGACAATCACCCGCACTGAGGCTTCCCCGCCTGATCTACGCTAGCGAGAGCCGCGCTTATGCGGCCGGCAAGCGCGCCGCTATATTCTGCGTCATAACCTTGAGCGCACAAGGCGGGTGCGTGCGAAGCCCACCCAAGCGCGTCCATTTCGCAGTCCCGCAGTAGGGCGACAAGCGCTCTGATGGTTTCATCAGCCGCCTCCACTCGCTCGCGAAGCGTCGCGTTCTCAACCCAAGCGGCAACAAGATCAGCGTTTGCCTGCAATCCCATCGTCCATCTCCGATACAGGCCACCGTGCAGGCCCTTGATTTCCGGTGCGGCGCTGCCTCTCTGCGATACAGACGCCGCCGTTGTTTTCGCTAGGGTATGGCGCGGGGCCAGCCCCACTCCTCAAGCGTCTTCTGGCCCTTTGAGCAATTGCAGCTCGCACAGGCCACCGTCAGGTTGGTCGCTTCATCATCACCGCCGCGGGCTAGGGGCAGGACATGGTCCAAGTGGAATGGGCCATCCTCGTCGCCACAGTATCGGCAGACCATCCCGTCCCGGTCGTAGACAAATGCCCGAACGATATCCAAGACGGTGTTTTTGCGCTTGGGGGCAAGCTCTCCAACAGCACGGCGGACGCGCTTGATCTGGGCCGGGGTGATCTGGTCAAGGTCCAGCCGATCGTACCGCTTGATGCGTGGAGAGAGCGCCTTGCGCTTGATGCCTAAAGCCTCAAGTACGGGCGGGCTCACCCCGAGATACGCAGCTGCATCAGAATCATCGAACAGGCGGGGCATGTAGCCATATCCGCTGTGCCAAAATTGTGCCGCGGTTCCCGAGTCGTTCAT